TGCGCTCATGGTCTGCACCTGCGTTATCAGAAGGTCCATCGGGCGCGCGATCATTTGTTCTCGTTCACGCGTGTCGAGGTACACGTAGTTGGCGTAAACTTTCATTCTTTTCTGCGCCGGTGTCCTGTTCATGGTCGTAAAGTTCCCCGCCTTGAAGTTCACCCTGACCTCAACCTCGTGGTACGCCAGGTTGCACAGTGGGAGAAAGGCGCCGTGGTCACAAAAGAAAAAGTGAAAGGGGAGAAAGTTAATGTCTGTGTCTGATATTTGATTATTAATTTGAGTACTCTTCGTCCACGTGTCCGCGAGATACAGGGTCCAGATATCTGAGAGGTATTCAAAAGGGTGGCTGTCCACTTTTTGCCCACCCACGTAGAGGTCGATGGTGGATTCGTAGAAGACGTTGGCGGCGTAGTGCCCCTCCACCCACATGGCATTGATGATGTCCCCATCCGATGGAATTTTAAAGGTCCACGTGTTCTCGTCGAGGGTGGCGATGTGTTTCGGGGCTTGTGAAAAGTTGGTGTGCCTGGTATATTTCATACGAAAATAGGAAACATCACTGTCATCATTGGTGATGTAAACATCCTGAGCCCCCTTGCTCACAAGAGAAATCAATGGCCCAGACATTTATACTATAAATAAACATTTTCCCTGTGGTAGTTCGGAGGCGGCAGGGTCGGGGTCTCCACCTTTGCCGTGAATTTTAAATCCACCCGCCTTGTACACTTTCAGTCGTTTGTACCACATGGCGGTGAGTAAACTCCACTGGTCGCTCACGTCATAGATGTGTGGGTTGTTCTTCTTACCCTTGGTTTCTCTCATGACACGACCGATGCTCTGTTGAATATCACTCTTCGGGGTGGAGAGGATGACCGTGTCTAGTTTTGGAATGTCCAAGCCTTCGTGGGCCTGACTAAAGGTGGCGATGATGATTTTCTTCTCGGCACTCGCGTCGAGGTCTTTTTGTTTCATGCCACCCATGTAGAGTCCTGATGTCTTTGGAAAACATTGATGTAAAAGTTCACAGTGTTGACGTCGGTCGCTCAACACGAGCAGCTGGCGACTTCCCGCCGATGCTTTTTTTATCAGCTCCACTAACATTATGTTCCTGTCCCGACATTCCACGAGTTCGGTGATCATGTTCACCAGTGAGATTTTACCGAATCTCGTGCACGGCGGGGGATTTCTAAACATGGGGTGTTCATACTTTACGGCGAAAACTTCCACCTGTGCCTGATTTTTCCGTTCCACGGCAAAGAACGTCGGTCCCATGAACCAGTGAAGGACTTTCGTGAGGCCATCTTTTCGTTCGGGTGTGGCGGAGAGCCCGAACACGTGCCGGGGACACATTCTGAAAAGGGACTGGCTGAACACTTTTGCACAAATGTGATGGGCTTCATCCACGATGAGCGTGCCCACGCTGTCAAACTCTCCCACGTCGTACTCTTTGAGTGAGAGACTTTGCAACATGGCGATGACGAAATCGCACTGCACCTCTTTTTTGTTTTGTTGTACCCGCCCTATGGTGGCACCTGGACAGAATTGCCGAATCCGCTCTTCCCACTGACCCGCCAGAAACTCTTTGTGCACCACGATCATGGTGCGATACCCCAGCTTACACGCTATCGCCAACGCTACCGTGGTCTTGCCGTACCCGCACGGGAGTGAAAGAACTCCGTGACCTGCTTTGAGAGCTGACGCAAGAGCCTCGTTCTGGTGGGTGCTGTCTCGAAGGGTGCCGTGGAAGGTGAGGTTGGCTTTGGCCGGTTCGGGGCGCCGGTCTTCTCGAGCAGCGCCAATTCGAGTAGTTCCGTAGAATCTTGGAACGCACACTCCATTCTTAGTTTTCCTATAAACTCTAAAAGGCGGTGGAGGGAATCCAAAGTCTCCATTCACCTCGGGTCTTACCGTGAGTTCTTTTTTTATTTCGGACAGGGCACCTTCGGTGGTGATGTACCCATTTCTCGTGAGCATTTAGTAGATTAAAGGGAGTTTAACTTTAATTTATTAAATGACGCTCGTGAACGTGCGTGAAAAAATTGATGCATTGATGGCTGAAAAAAAGGATATCGAAAGAATGCTGGGGATTTATATTGAATTTTTGAAACATGGGTTCGATGAAGTCGACGAACCTGACGCCTTACCTAAAGACCTGTCGCAAACTGTGTCATAGGTGTGCCCGCTCTGGTGGTGCGCAACGGTCGGAGTTTTATCGCAGCTCGCAGCTGGTTCGCGGTGACTCTGTATCGCTCACCCGCGCTGCTGCTTAAAATAGTATCGGTCGAACCCATGGCTCCACCGTTGTTGTACCTTTGTAAATTCTCAAGGTTTCTTTGGTTCTGGAAACGATATCTCTGACCACTGTTCGACGTTAAAATGAGCTGACTCGTGGTGCGACGCGCGCTGTTGAGATTTCCACCCATAGCGCTCGTGGGCGGGATATTAATCACAGGTGCCTTACCTCCAGCCGTCGCGTTGCCTCCACCTCCGTTGTTGTTCGGCGGCCCTAACAGACGCCTGAGGGGTACGCTCGCAAGTTTCCCCAGAATCGCATCTCGACCGAGAGGACCAACGATGGGTAAATCCATGACCCACCCTAACATGTTCGTCAACGAGCGCACGACGGCCCCTTGGCTCAATTTACGAAATTTATTGAATGCGACGTTCACACTCGTGACTCCAACTGCGCGTTCGGTCACAATTTTCAAATACACCAATACTTTCGTGAATGCGTCAGAGTTTTTAAGAATCTTGTATTCAGATTTATATTCAGTGCCTGTTAATAAAATTTTTGCAATATCAAAGAATGTTTGCGCCGCACCCCACACACACACTTTGTAGGTCACCACGCCCAACGCCATTTCTCGCCACTTTTGTGAAAACACCCAACGTAACATGGCTTTCACTTTCGTCGATTTTTCATTCCAAATCACTACCGAACGGAGCAACACCATGAACAAGAGGCTCGTCGTGAACGCGTGTACGGATTTGTACCCAGGTTTAAAATAAATTTTAAACTTTTCGATGCGACCAACGATTTTATCATCCTTCATCAATGTGAGGATATCGGATGAGGCGACGTTGGTGAGATTGGGGATCATCTTATTGACAACCTGTTCTCCAAAGTAATAATTTATCGCAGCGAGCACAGTGACAAACAAAAGTTTACCATCGAGATTTTTGAATGCCTCGTCAAAAATACTCCACATGTTCACGAGCCCCTGTGCTCCCATGGAAGCCATCATACGCACCGCACCTTGCGCCGCACTCACAACCTGTGTACGCCTTCCCTCACGCGCTGCGGTGCGTCGGGCATTCACGAGAATATTTCGTCGCCCTTCTGACCCACTTGCTCTCAGCTGAGCCTTATACCTCGCCTTTTGATCTTTGTTGAGATTCCTGAGACGGTTCACTTCTTCCTCATTAGAGTTCATTATCTAATATGTGTGTATATTTTTAATTTTCCACGAGTGTCCTGTATGGTTTCCCGCGGCCCACACACCCGTGTATGTGATTTCGACGTCCACTTTGTCCCCAACGTTCAATGACTGCACGGGTTTCGCACCCGTCACGGGACACATCACGCGTCTATATCTAAAAGGTACTTTGACGACGAGTGTATCATGAAAAAAGTCCTGGTAGACGAAAGCGTCTTTCGAAAGTTTATACACATTTTTCTTTTCTATCGATGTGATGTATTCAGCCACCTTGGGTGGTACATGAATACGGATGTACTTTTTGTCGTTGTGCTCATGCATGCGTTCACGAATTTCACCTGTGAATGCGAGCATATCTCCTAGTAAGTAAAATGATAAAAACTATAACCAAAACGTGCGAAATTCTCAACGAGTCCAGAGGTTGTCGCGTGCCAAAGTGCTGGTGTCCGAACCGTCGCGCCACCTCGACCGCGGCTTCCAACGAGGCGTAGGGTGTTTTCCGCGCAGACATCATCCCACAGAGGGCCACGCGAGAACACGCGCCGAAAAACGGGAGTCCCGCACACAAACCGGAACTTTGTTGGAACGTCCAACGCCGCCCATTCCACGTGGATCCCCACCCGATGCGGACGTTCTCAGGTGGTGGCACCCGCAACTGGTTGAGCACCTCCATCTTCAACGCGTCCGGGTCGCTCGTGAGAATCTCTTCCGTGAGGTGGCATATCACACACGAGAGGGTCTTCCCGTCGGAGAGGACCCTCGGTTGCAGTTTCCAAGGGGTCTCGACAGCCACCTGGAGGTCATCTCGAACCTCTGGGGCGCCATCGGGGTAGTCCAGAAGAAGATTGATGCACCCGTAGGTGCGGTCTTGGATGCGCGTCGACGCATCGGGTCCCCAATTTTCCCCGACGAACTCGATGGCTGGACTGTGGTCCACACAGAGCACGAGAAGGTCTTTCGTGAGTTTCGTGCCGTCAGAGAGCGTGGCCACGTAGTTGTCATCATCCTTGGAAAAGGTGAGCCCATCGAGGGAGACGCCAAATTTAAAAGAAACTTTGCCAGTGTCTTCGAGGGCGCGTTGCATCTGGTCACACATCACTTTTCCCGACACCCGCTGGGTCCACTGTCCGGAGAAGGCGACGTGATTCACGCTTTGGACGAGTTCGAGGGAACTCATGGTGTCCCACGTGACCCCATCGATGACGAGGGGGAGGTGTTCCATGAACTTTTCACCCGACGGGGAGAGTCGTCCTTCGAGCACCGCCTTCAAGGTGCGGTCTTCGCGGGCCACAAATGGGAGTGTGAGCAGGGCGAGGTAATCTCTGAATTCCAAAGTCTTGAACATGTACCCAAAAACCTGGTCCTGGTGTCTTTCGAAGAGGGTGTCCCAATCCATGCCCATCTCCGTGAAGAGGTTGTGTGCGTTCACCCACGCGTTGTCGAAGAGGATGCGATGGGCGTGTAGGTCGCGTCGCGCTAAGCTGGGTTCCCACCACGAACCACCCGCGGCGGGTTTCCGGTCGTAGACGGTGACCTGATGGTCCGCATACTTTGCAAGTTCCCATGCGAGGGCCATGCCAGTGGGGCCGGCGCCGACGATGTGAATCATAGTATTTACGTATAAATTTTTCCTTCGTACATGACATAAAAAATACTCAAAAGCACAGTGACTAGGGTTTGTAAGTCTACGTACTGTCGACCACTGTACAAGATGAAGATGTTGAGGAGGGCGTGCATTGGTAAGGTACGTTCCTCACCCCACCGCGTGTAGTACGCAACGGTCGCCGCCATGGACACCAAGAGGGCGTTAAAGAAGGTTGTGCGCGACGGGTAGCGGAGGAACCACTCCACGTAGAGCAGAGCTAGGTAGCTGATGAACACGGCACGTTTGCCAAATTGTTGTGGAGACTCCACGATATCAAGTGGTTCTCTGCGCACCAATTTCGCAATCCAGTGTGGTCCAAGGATGAGATATGAAAAGTACAGCACTAAGAAGAACATTAATTTAAGTGAACATAATTCTTTCACGCAACCGTCTCAAGAGGTAGGGTGTGAGTTCCCACAGGCTTCCATAGGGCACGTACACGTAATTCGTTCCTGGGTGGTGCATGCCCATGAGTTGCGCCACCTCCATGCCGTGCGCCTGCGCGTACACCATGTCCTCGAGGTTGTGCGTCGCCACGATGCTGTGCGCGCGCGGTACCGAGCGCACGAGTTCCAAGCCTTTCCTGAACGACCGGTCGACTTCTTTCTTCGTGGAAAACACCGAGTCTTGTTGCGTGCGGAGATAGGCACCACGCACGAGTTTTACCCCCAAGTGTACACCAGTCTCAATATCTCGCGTGAGCTCGTCGAAAGCATCGACGCGATACATTTGATATGTTTTGTACACCGTGGGTGGTTGATTCGGGGTGTTGTACATCTCCATGAGGTCCAAACACATCTCGGGGTAGAGCACGTCTTCGGCGTCGATGCACACCCGCACCCCCCTCTGTTTCGCAGTCTTGATGACGCTCTCGGCACACTCCCGAGCGTACGATGGGTTCTCCCGGCTTCCAAAGGAGGTGAGTTTTATGGCACACATGGCATCCACAGGTAAGGCTTTCGTCATGATGTTCGTTTTCATGAGCACGTCTGGCACGTCGGAGAGACGACAATTTTCCTTGGCGTAGTCCACGATGACTCGGGCACCTTGACGGTAGACTTTTTCAACGACGCGTGAAAGTTCAAAGTTTAAGGCGGCATATCTCAACATATTATATTATTCATTACATTTTCTTTACTCATCGGTATTTTCAAAACATCAAAAAGGTCGGCTTGTGTGTACACAAGGGTATCTGGTGGGAGGTCGGCACGGGACACTGACGTGGTTTGCAACTGCTGGGGCAAGCTTCGATGGCAGTGGTAGTACCGACGTCCAACGCGTTGCACTGGAAGAAGTTCGAGCACTGCGACGGGTACATGAGATTCTTCTACGGGGTTATCTCTCTGGGTGATTCGAGACACGAGACACTGCTTCTCGTACTCCGTGAGCGTGCCTTCGTCGTAGAAGAAATCACTTCGTAATAAAAAGTCCACCACGGACTCGTCTACACAAGGAGATATTTTGAAATAATACCGGTCCGAATACCGCACCCGACCCGTTCGCATCTGTCGTGTTATGGTGTACGGCTCGTAAATATTGGCAATGGCGCACCAGTGGCCATCTCGCCTCTCCGCTATGTCTCCAGGTTTCAGGTGTGCATACCTTTGTATCTTCTTGGACCCCTCATGGATGATGTGTTCAAACATAACATCGTGCGACGTCCATTTTCCCCACTTTTCTACATTTTTATTCGTCAACGAATCAACCTGCCAGTGGTGTCTACTCCATAACCTGTCTCGATAGGCTTTTTGTTTTTCCACGTCGTCTGGATGCATGGTTTGCGCGATGCGGTCCTTGAGTTGTTCCATGCCCTCAGAGTGAATCTTCTAATTCGACAATGTTTCTAAAATACCGGTGAAGATCTTTCATGAATCTTTTATTATTCTCGAGCACTTCACACTGGGGCTTATTTTTATAAATCCACGCCAAGTTGGATTTCGAATACTTTGTGGATTTCTGATTTTCGTTCGGGCGACGTGGGACGATTTTTGACGTCTTTTTTTTGGTTGAAGTCGAGGTCGAGGTTTCCGTGCGACGGGTGTACGAGAGCGCTTGCATGACTGTGTCGGCGAGGTCATCCTTCTTTTGTGACGAGGTGAACGG